GTTGCTAATCCACCATACGCAAAATTATTAGAAAATGGTAAAAGGGCATCAAAAAATCACAACTTAATTAAAGATTTTATTGAAAAAGCATTATTACAACTAAAACCAAATGGTTATTTATTATTTATTACACCAGATAATTGGATGTCTTATGCTGATAGAAATGTATTAATTGAAATAATTACATCATTACAAATAATTCATTTAGATATACATACTGCAAAAAAATATTTTAAAAAAATTGGTTCCAGTTTTACTTGGTATATAATTCAAAATTGTGCTTTCTACAAAAATATTAATGTTTCTGGAATATGGAAAAAAAAAGAGTATATTAGTTCAGTGATATCAAAACAACGCAAATATATTCCATTATTATATAATCAAATAGTTCAAAATATATTATCAAAAACAATTGATAATGCAACGCTACCAAAATTTCAGGTAAAAACCAGTAGTTATTTACATAAATATACAAAGGCAGAATTTATTAATGACGAAAAAACAGAAAAATATAAATACAAATTAATTCATACACCAAGTCAAACAGTATATTCATCAAGACCTCATAAATTTCAAGAAGGATATAAAATATTTATATCTACAACTGATAAGTATAGTGTATTTATTGATAATTGTGGAATGACACAATCAATTGTATTTATATTATGCTATAATAAAGAGGAAGCAGAAAAAAATTTACAAATATTACAGCATCCCTTATATGTATTTATAAATAATATATGTCGTTGGGGAAATTTTAATAACATCAGAATATTACAAAATTTTCCTATTCCAAATATAGATTATTCTGGAAATCATCAAGAAATATATGATTATTTCAATATTACAGAGGATGAAGTTAAATATATAAATAGTAATTTATAAACAATTAGAACCAAATATAGGTGAAATATTATTATTAGTAAAATTATATTTTTTAAATAATTCAGTTTCTAAACTTCTAACTACATAAGGAATAATTTCTATTTCTTCATCATCTAAATTTTTTATTTTTATTTTATCTTGATGTTTATTATAATATGTAAATTTGCTTGTATAACCTTCTTTCATTGCTTTTTTCACAAATTGTTGAAACCATTTATTAGTTGCTGAACCAGTATTATAATTACCTCCTCCAAAACTAATAATTCTATTATACATTCCTTGACTTTCAGCAAATGAACCCAATTTAATAATATAATCATTATCATTTTTTGATATTGTCAATATATATAATCCTTGAATTTTCTCAGGATGACAATTTTTTGATTTTATAGAATTATTTTCATTTACTAAATCACATGTTTCATTAAATTTATTATCTAATGCGTTTTCACTAAGAAATTTATCTAAAGTTAAACAAATATCCAAACTTATTAAATAATCTATATCTATTTTTAGTTCTAATAACTTTTTTACTGGAATTAGTATTTCTAATTTTTTCTTTTTTATTATTTTCATAATATCTTCATTTGATAATGTTTTTATTTTACTAATTGTTTCATTTATTAATTTCTCCTTGTTTTTATTTTTACTAGTATATTCCGTTAGACTAATTTCTAATGACTCGGCTAAATCCATTAACGGTTTTTTATATAATGTTTTAATTTTTTTACAAGTCGCTTCAATCAATATATTATGCATATTTTTTTTTTTTACTGGAATTTGTATTTCTAATTTTTTAATTATTTTCATAATATCTTCATTTGATAATGTTTTTATTTTACTAATTGTTTCATTCATTAATTTCTTCTTGTTTTTATTTTTACTAGTATCTTCCGTTAGACTAATTTCTAATGACTCGGCAAAATCCATTAACGGTTTAAAATATAATTTATTAATTTTTATAGAAGTCGCTTCAATCAATATAATATGCATATTTTTTACAGAGTTATTATCAGTTTTTTTTATCATCTCACTACTCATTATGAATAGTCTTTCTTTAAGTAGCATAGAATAGTCTTTCTTTAAGTAGTATAGAATATCGTCTTAAAATATTTATATTTTTTTTTAAAATCAATTTTTTTTTATTAAAAAAGTTAGCTTATACTTGTTTAATAGTTGCATAGAACGATTCTATTCGCAAAAACTCTAAGTCTATATCTTTTGCACTTGTTATAAAAAATTTAAATCCATTGTTAATTATATAATCATTTGTTAAATTACTTAGATCACTATTTCCAAGTGTTCCAGTATATGTTAAATTAATATTAGAATAATTATAACTATTATCAAATACAATAATTGTATTTTTAACTTCTATAAATGGATTATTTATAATATAAGAAATATCATTAATTGTATTATTACTGAATTCGATACTTGGATAAATTCCATATGTATAAGAAGTTACTTCAACATCATTAGGGTTTTTATTTAAAAATTGTAATGTTAAATTTGTTGTAAGTTCATAATCAATATAATTATTTGAATTTTCACATAAATAGTTTTTTCTTGAATTTTGATTACTTATACCAATTAATAATGAACTAATATCACTATTGAAAATACTGTTATCACTATTATGATCTATATTAGAAATCTCTGTAATTTTGTGTTTATTAAAAGTTAATGGAATATATTTATAGTTTTTATTATTATGTGATATAATTAAATTATTTGAATTTTCAATAAAAAATTTATTATCAGTTCTTTTGGCTAGTGTATTTTCGGAAATATCATTACCACTTATAGATGTATTTAATTTAAAAGTAGCAACTCTTTTTTTTGTATTTATTTCTCTCCATTCATTTGCATTTGTACTATTATGTTTAATTTTAAGTAAACTATTAGAAATATCATAAGCTATTGTTCCTTTTAAATCATTATTATCATAAAAATTTTTATTATATAATGGTAAAATAAATTTAGATTTTTCAGAAAAATTTATATTTGAAAGTATATTACTTAAATCATTATTTGAATGATCTATATAAATTTGTCCGTATATGTTTAATTTTGATATATTTGCAGCATCATCATTAAAACTATTATCTAATCCTAAATTTATATTATTTGTAACATTTATGGAACCAAATTTAGTTTGTGTATTTTGAAAAGCACCATCGCTTCCAATAAGTAATTCTCCGCTTAATGTTTCTAATTTAGAAATTTGTAATGTATCTGCTATTGTTGCCTTTGTACTTGTTATATTATTAAATGAACCATCTGAAACATCTATTAAATTAAATAATGCATCTCCATTAACATCTAATTTTGATTCAACATTTAGATTATTTAATGAACATTCAGTTTTTACGAATAAATTTTCACAAGAAATAGTAGAACCATATAAAATACTTGTATTTATTGTATTTGAATTAGTAATATTTGAAGTATATAAATTTTGAATATTTCCAGATACGTTTACCGTTAAAATATTTAACTCTAAATTATTAGAGAAATCAAATTCTCCTGTAACATTAATGTTTGTTGTTGTAATTGAATTTACTTGTAAATTATCACCACATATGTCATATTTTATATTTAAATAATCACAAGAAATACTATTTGCAGAAATTTCAGATATATATGAACTATTAGCATTTAAAGTATTTATATTAGCAGTAATACCTGAAATTTCATAGAATGAGCAAAAGCTACTAATATCTATAATATTTACACTTAAATCTGTAATATATGCTTTTGAACTATCAATATTTTTAATTGTTCCAAGATTAGTAGTTATTAAATTTTTACTATTTATTATACTTGCATTATTATCGCCTGAAACATCAATAGCATATTGTGGATTTTTTGTATTTATTCCAAATCTTACAAAACTACTATCTATGCAAATTACATTTTCAGTGTTATAAAAATTTTCACTATTATTAGTAGATTGTTTAATATTTGCAATAATTTTATTAGTTAAAGATGCCATTATAAATAATTAATATATTTTTAATAATTATTTATAATCTCATTAATGAACTATTTTTATTATATTATTGTATTATTAATAAACTATTTATAATTTTATTAATACTTAAATTGTATTTAACGTTAAAGTGGATTTAGCTCCAGAATGATTATCTGAAACTTGAAAGTGTGGTCTATAAAGTTCCTGAAGAGTAACCATATTATAACAGCTTTTATTGGAATCATTTGGATCTCTTCCTTTAATACCAGAAAGTATATCAATTCCATTATTGTTATCATCACTTATTTTAAAGTGTAATGTATATTTTACTTTTCTTGATTTTTGTCCTTCTTGATTAACATAAATTTCAGTAATATCTTGAGATGATAAATCTTCTCTTTTCCATGCTGCAGATGCATCTGAACTATAAATATCATCTATAAATGAACCAGTATAAATACCACTTGAAGTAACACCCATAGCTGTTCCTAAATTTGAATCCTGGAAAACAAGTTCATTATAACTTACCATTGTTTCATTTATGAAAATATCTCTTGTAACCTTGAAAGATATATTTTGGTCCGCTTCATTCGAGCATATATAATTTACTTTATAATCTATTTTAATACAACTTCTGTAACTGGATGGTGTCATCTCAATAGTATAATCAGGTGCATAAGGAGAACCGCTAATGGTGCGGTTTTCACCACCATCTAATGCAATCCAAGTATTCGATAAGTCTTCTCCTTCTTTCATACTATCATCATTAAGTTGAAATGATGTTAAAGAAGAATCATTTTTTATTACATATGTGCTATATGTAACTGGAATTTTTACTTCATTATCACTTGTTGTAATACTTTTATGTAAATTCAAATTACCATCAACATGAACGTTAGAATCATAATCGACACTTAAAGCAGTTCTTGAAACATCATCTTCTATTCCAGTACCAACCATAAATATTTTATCAGAATCTTTAACATTTTTTCCACCAACAGCAACTGAATAACTTCCATCGGCAATTGCTTTGTGGCCGAAAGCAGTAGAACCGTATCCATTTGCTTCAGTCGAAACACCCCAAGCAGTTGAATGGATACCGTCTGCTTGTGTGTCATAACCAAAGGCAGTTGCATTACTTTTATTTGCTCTTGTTTGAAGACCAAAAGCAGTTGCACAGGAAGCGTCTGCTATTGTTCCTTTACCAAAAGCAGTGGAAAAATTACCATTAGCACTTGTATCAATACCCCAAGCAACCGAATAATCACCACTGGCAACTACACTATTACCAAAAGCAGTTGAACCAAGACCAACTGCTTCCGCTGAAAGACCCCAAGCAGTAGCATTAGTATTGTGTGCTTTTGTGTCTTGACCGAAAGCAGTCGCTTGTAATCCACTTGCATCAGTAGATGAACCAAAGGCAGTAGCATTTACTAATCTTGCACGTGTTGATGCACCGAAAGCAGTAGCATTAGAAGCATCAGCCTGTGTTCCATTACCAAAAGCAGTGGAAGAATTACCATTAGCACTTAC